TCAATGAGGCCTAGATACCAGACCGGGAAGGCGATGCCTTCCCGGTAAAACCAAACGCCCTTCCCAACGCAACAAAATAATTCCTTTGCTGATTCTGCTATGTACAACATGATTGCTGTGCCGTCTTCTGGACTTTTGGAGTGTTTTAGGAACATTCAGCGGAGGATTGTAGGGCCACATTTTCTCAGGAAGAGGTGGACAATTATGACTGTCGAAGTATCCAGCCCATCGAGGAATAAAAGTCATAATTCGAGCTCCAAAAGGCCAAAAGATAAGAGAGTCAAAGCGAAGTTCCTCATCAATTCGAGCCGGAGAATCCCCCTGAGGTTTCGTAAGCACAGTCTTGCGCCGAATGCGCTTTGCCCAGGAGAAAACTCGAAAGACATTAGTACAAAGGTACATGTCATCAGTCAAATCCCGAAGTTTTTTGTCAATATCAAAGGTTTGTGAGAATAAAACAACCTTGACCTGGTAATGTCTCTGGAGCTTGAACCAATCACGGACCTCATTTTTGAAATTCTTGAAGTTACGATTGTCCCAGACCATACCAACTTCATCGACCAGGAGCACGGAGTTAGGAGGAATGTTGAAAAAGCCTATATCATTGTAATCAATGAAATAGCAGCCGTCTAATTTCTCAGTACAGTAGACATTCCAGCCACGAGCCAAATACTTGTAGGCAAGACGGACCATCAGAGTACTCTTCCCAGATCCCTTTTTACCAAAGACCATGGTCAGCTTAAAGGGGTTCAAGTATTTACGTGTAGCAAAATGGAATACAGCCATAGCGAGAGCAAACCAGAACATGAACTTGAACAGACCAATTACAAAACCCACAAAAACACCACCTAATTCAATTTACGTCGAAAAAGAGAACCGCTACATAGGCGAAAAATAAAAGCAAAGAGGAAGACAACAGCAGAACAGCAAACAGGGAAAACGACAAAAACAGAAAGCGAACGGAAGGGGAACAAAGCCAAGCCAAACAGTGAAGATACAAAAGAAGTCATAGATACCTCCAGGAAGACCGGCCTCCGGGGGCTGCTAAAGCAAGCCCCCGGAGGCCTTAATCAATTGCGGGAAAGAAGCCGACCGAAGATGCCAATGCAACCGCCCAGGAAGAGGAAACCGACAGTGAACAGCAAAAGGGGAGTATTGACAATGGTAGTAGCAATTTTGGTAATCTGCCCAAAAATGGCAGTCATCACAGTACTCAAATCAGAGAGCAGAGAACCCATAGCGGTAGGAGTAGCAGAAAGAACCGGCATAGAATGCACCTCCATCAATTACGAGAGAGAAGACGGCCAAAGATGCCAATGCAGCCGCCTAGGAAAAGGAAACCGACAGTGAACAGCAGAAGAGGAGTACCGACAATGGTAGAAGCAATCGTCCCGATCTGCTCAAAAATGGCAGTCATGACTTCACCCAACGTAGAAATCAAAGCAGTCATAGTTCAAATACCTCCATGTAAAGTTTGAATATATCCAAAAACGGGGGCCCTACCGTTTCAGAATATCAAAAATGTGAAAAAGCCGATCCAGAATAAAGAGAACAAAAAAGCCAGCCAAAACGGAAGAAGTAGTATAGACAGTCCAGATGTTGGAAAGCTGAGTCAGCACGAAGTTAGCCAAATCGCCCAGTACTTCTAACATCAGAAATCACCGCCCAACCAACGAAAGACCGCCGAAATGACAGAGACAGCAGAATAGACAAGGAAAATCAGAAGAAAACCAAGGAAGAGATATTCCAAGAACTCCAGCCCGGCCGGAGGAGTACCGATAAGAGAACGAAGCTGAGAAACAAGAGAATCCATGTTATCACCTCTTTACAAAGATCACCAGAAGAAAGCCAATCATCACAACAGAAATCAGAACTACCCAGAAGACAGAATCCGGGACCGCCTGGGGGGTATCATGCAGAAAAGACATATTTGAATCAGTGACAGTCTCGTTAAGGTCAAACGCTTGGACTACTTCACCTTCGCCCAAGAGCTTTTGCTCCCAGTAGACAAAAGGAGACATCGAATGGGCCGCAATGATATAGGTCTTGCGACCGACATGCACCCTAGTTTGGAAAGAATTCATTGTCATGTTAACAAGACGGCCATCGTCAGAAATCGAAAATCCACCAACAGCAAATTCGACAGGAACGTAAATGGTTAGGTCATCGCCCAACACACTATTGCAAGTGAAATAATAGCCGTCCTTTAGCTTTTCAGTCGGATTATCAGAGATATCCGTATCCCCGATAGCACTGTCGGAAGCCGCAGCAATGGCAGACGCCAAAGCCGAAATACTATCAGGAGAAATTTCTACCACGGGAACGGAAGGTTCAGTAGAAGCAGAAAGCTCATCCCGAGCAGACTGAGCAGCGTCAAAAGCTCCCACAATATCCTCGATCGACTGAGGATCAATAGAAACGACCGAAGGTAAGGGTTCGGAGACCGGCGGAAGAGCGTCCTCCGGAGGAGCTTCGCCAGCATCGACAGCGAGAGCAGGACAACAGAGCAAAGATACAAGGACCAAGACAACGAAAACAGAGTATACACGTTTCATCACAACCTCCTACACACGGAACAAAATAGCACCGACCACAACAGTCAAAAGAGTAAGACCAATCAGAAAGCCAAGCAAAGAAACACCCGGAATAATTTGAAGCTGGTTCATCCAAGAGAAGAAACCGGGAAGCAGCTCTGTGACTAACCAATCCAGATAGTTTACGACCAAGCTGTCCACCTCCTACTTCAAGAACCGAAGAACGCCAAAGGTAATCGTCAGAGAGATACAAAGGACCAAGGCATACTGAAGGAACTGAGGAGCATAAGCGAACACCGCAGAAAAGGAAACCGCCATTTTAGGAATATTCTGAAGGGCCCAAATGCTGGAGGAAATGAAAGACCCGATCAGGTTGAAAACCGTACGAAAGAAATCTAGAATTGCTTGCATGTCAATCCCCCTTACGCCTGAAAACGGAAATATGAGTAACACCGGAAGCACGATTGCAAATAAAGAAGAAAATCCCCAAATAGATAGGCATCATGAACACTACAATGTAATCCTGAATGCCAGCACCGACAGCAGATACATACTTACCAATGAAAGCCAGAGCAGGGACGAAAGAATTCACACCAGCTGAAACATCTGTCTGAAGCTGGGAAGTGCCATTCTGAATTTCTCCAAACTGCGATTGTTCAAACTGCTCCATGTCCGAAACTTGTTGGTCCACATTATCCTGCGCTTCTTGCTGGTCCTGAGACTTCGGAGGATTGACTACGGCCTGAATCTTAGATTCCAAGCTAGAAAACCATCCAGAAAGACTAGTTTTTAGGCTAGAAAACTGCGTCGAAATAGTGCTACCAAGGGTATTAAACCAAGATTTTATATCTTCAAAACGATTATTAAGCCAAGGAATAAAACCGCGGTTAGAATCGCCTTGGTCAACATAGACACCAAAACAGCTAGAAAGAACTTCAATGCCAAAAAGATACGTGTCAGTATCACCTTTACGGACGCCAAATATAGAGAAATCCACATCAAGGTCCAAAGTATCTAACTTATAACCAGAGACATCAACAGTAGCGATGTAATGCCAAGCCGTAGAGCCGCCAAGACCTCGTGGCGGGTCTTCATAGGAATCTACGGAAATAACATGTAGAGGATACACATGTTCACTATTAGGACCAAGAAAAAATGATGGTTCCTCTAAAAGGTCGGTATGATCATAATATGGGTGACCATAGTAAAGGGTAGGAACAACCAAATGTATAGTAAAATAATCAGCGGAAGAAAGAGAGCTATTAAAAACAAGTTCAAACTGACAAGACTGAGCGCTAAATGAAGAAGTGGAGCCTGGAAAAGTAGAAGCAAAAGTACCCTTATATGGAATAGTTTCAGTACTAGAAGTATACGAAGAAGAATTTGCGCCCTTAGAGCGGAAAGTAAACGAAGAGATAACTGCCTGCCCTGGAACAGTACCGACAGCATACCCAATAGAAACAGCACGGTTAGCGACAGTAGAGTAATTCACCTTAACTTGCACATCGTTTATACGGCTATTCACAAGAAATTTGTACTGATAAAATGCTCCAGAGTAGGACAATGTGCCGGAAATGCCATTCAGAGTAACGGAAGAAGGCTTACTTGCACTATAAATATTCAAATATACCTGATTAAACGAGCAACCAGACGTTACAGTCCAGTTAAAAGTATAAGTAGATGCCGATTTTAAAAGATACAATTCCCCATCGGGGAAAAAGCCAGTTGCCAGGAGGTCTACCACATCATACTGGCCAGGGACAGAAGCAGCGGAAGCCGGAACAACACAAGTAAGAACCAGCACCAAAGCCAGCGTAAGAGAAAAGATACGTTTCACAGGAACACCCCCGAAGAATAAGTGGACAAGGCAGCAGTCACAAACGAATCAATACGCTTGAAATCATCAGGGACAAGCACACACTCTGACAAAGAATCCATCAGGTTCATGTACTTGAGATAGGTAGGACGAGAGGAAGAGCTCTTGAGCAACGGCAACAAGTCGGGATGAAGAACACAGGCTTGAACCTGAAAGGGGAGAGAGGAGAAGGAACAATCAAGCTGATAGTCTGAGAAACAATAAAGCCGGGGGAAGACATCAGCCATAGAACGGAAAGAAGCATGCTCCACTGTCAATTCCACTCGAGAGACCGGAACAGACAGACCCATCTCAGCAGTTTTGTCATAGACCTTCAGGGCACCGTGGGAACCACGAGCACCTTGATATTCCGTACGAGCACCGTCTTCTTCAAAGAGCCGGTAAGACCGCCTGGGATCCTTCACAAGGACTAAATCAGACCTAGGACGGGGAATATCAAAAGCAACATCGAAGCGAACGATTTTGAAGCTGGCAGCAGGTCCACGCAAGAGAGAGACAATGCGTGCAGCAACCGCAGCCGGGACTTTGTTGGGGTTGTAATCTAACACAGCCTCTGGAGCGACACGCTTACAAGCACTGTCAAAACAATACCGTCCAATCATAACAGCACAGGACCAATCGGAGCCAGCAATACAAGCCGTACGAGCATATGCCCCAATCTTGAAGAAGTCCTTATAAGACCAACTAACGTCTATCCCAGCAGACAGGTCCAAAATATCCATCACATCCAAGTAGTTAGAAATATGGTCAATAGACGGAACAGCTTCACGCCGGTCCCAATCGTATGTAGCAAACTTGTAGGTGAACTTGATCCGGACATTGTCAATAGAACACCGGCCAATAGACGTATCAAGAAACTCACAATAGGGAATACCTGTATACACGACAACACCACCTGAAATACTCCCAGGGCCTGTAGAAGGCCCTAGGAGACGTTTTTTTCAGAAGGTGCACTGTCTCACGACGTTCACCCTAAAGCTCATCCTGAAGCGCTGAGAGCCTCTCAAGCACTTCTGAGTACCGACCATACAAAGCTGCATACTGCTCAGACAATCTAGCAACCTTCTTTTCCAAACCAGAGAGCTTTTCAGAGGCTACCAGAAGAGACTGAAGATCCTTGTATGGGAGCAAAACCGATATCCCGTCAGACATCACGCAATGTTCACGTCCTGGAGATAACCACGCTTGTCATAGCGGAGCTCCAGAGTAGAGCCGACGGAAGGAATCACGCCTTGAAGCAGACTGTCGTCAATGTAAGCAGAATCACAAGATTCTCCTTCAGCCAGAGTTCCCAAAGGAACCCGCAAAGATTCCGTGTAGTAGACCAGATACCCCGAATAGGGATTGCCGGACTTCTTACCTGTGCCGGACATACGCCGATAGCCAATAATTGTCGCCATTTTGAACACCCCTAAAACTTATTTAGTACCAAGTAGTACTAGGCATAGCACGAGGATAGCACAGACTAGTTCTAAAATCAAGAGTACGTATCAGTACTATGCTATAATCAGCGATATGCACAAAAACAGGAGGGAAAATTTGTGGAAATTTACATGTCAAAAATTAGAGACTTAAGGGAAGATAGAGACAAAACGCAGGAAGAGATAGCAAATTATTTAGGAATTAAGCAAACTGTGTATAGCAGGTACGAGACAGGGCGCTCACAAATGTCGATAAAAATGCTAATAAGACTATGCGAATACTACAAAGTGAGCGCAGATTATATACTGGGACTCCCCAAAGGACTGCCATACGGCTACAGCCAAACGAGAGGATAAAAAGAAGCCCTGGAAGCACCGAAGCACAACCAGGACCAGAGCAACAGAGGCCGGAATCTGACTGCCAACCGTGCTTTCGCAAGGGGGAAAAAGCAGCCCGGAAGAGGGGGCCAGGGGGCCCTCCGTCGACCGACATTGTAAAAAAATTTTACACTCAGCCGCCTGTTAGAATAGGGCGGCCGTAACCAAATTGTAACTATTTTAGGGTGCAAAGAGGAGAAAGGGAAAGTGCCTACACTCCTGCCCAGCGCCACCACTCAGAACATCAAACTGCCAGCCGTGGGCAGGCCCATGCTTACCACGCACCAA